ATCTTCGAAGTGAGGTCCCGGCCCCACCCGTCCCGCTTTGCCCGCTTGATGATCCCGGCATAGGTGTCGCCGAATTCGGCGAGACCCATGTCCTTGAGAGATCGGACGCCGGCGCGGTCCTGGATCTCGATCGCTTCACAGTCAGCCAGCCCAGGCCGCCGCTGGCGCTGGATGCTTCAGGCTTGGCCATGCGTAGGTGGTCATGAGTACATCCCCCCGGCGTTCTTTGAGTACAGGATCTCGCCCTTGACCGTCTCGCGGATCTGCTGGCCCCAGGCCGCCAAAGTGGCCGGGCTCACATCACTGCCGAACTTCATGTTCAGAGTGACGTTGGGGGCGGTGCTACCGAGCTTGTGGTTCGGCACGATGGTCCCCGGTGTCTTGGGGATGAACAACTCGGGGCCGCGCTCGCCCACTAGGGAAACCTTCCCGACAGGTGGCGATCCGCCGTCTGCAAACTTCCCACCAAAGAGCGAGCCAATGGCCGAGAAGATCGACACTCCACCACTAGAACCCGACCCACTGCCGCCGCTCGGCGCAATGGATCCAAACACGTTACTCAGAATTGGCTTGACCACCTGCAAGCGAATGATCTCGGCAATGACGGATTGGATGTACTTGCCCCAATCAGCCTTGCCGGTGGTGAAGAAGTCGGTGAGCAGATCCTCCATCCCGCCGATGGCGCCCCCCCATGCGTCAGCAGCAAGCTTTGCGGCGTTTTTGTTGGCGTCGAGGTAGTTGGCGATGGCTTCGCGCGCGCCATTCGACCAGTCGCCCTCCATGGCAGTGCGCCGCTGGTAGTAGGCCTCCCATTGGCTGATCGCCTTTCCTTGGAAGGCATTGATGATTTCCAGTTGCTGGTCGTACTGCTGCTGTCGCTCCGGTGTTACCTCTTTGCTGCGCAGTTCGGAGGCCAGTTGCTCACGCTGTGTCTGGTAGCGCTCCTCGATTTGGCTCAAGGCGTCTGCACGCTCGCGGGCGCGCGAGCCCATGCCGAACGTGCCGAGTTCACGGCCCTGCTGCCTGGCCACCATGTCCAGATACTCCTGCGCGCTTGCAGTGGCCTCCTTGTACGCGCGCTGAACCTTGGTCAAGGCATCCTGCTGCTGGATGTCCAGCACCACCGTCTTGCCTGTCGCGTCTGCCTTGATGGCGGCGATCTTCGCCTCGTTCTCGGCGATCTGGGCCAGGTTGACGATGCGGTCCTTGGCGCTTGCCTTCTGGGCTTGCAATTGGGCGTTCTCCTGCTCCAGAGCGCGGACCTGAGCCTCGCTGTTGAGCTGGATGAATGAGCGCTTGGCGTCGAAGTAGGCCTTCTCGTCGATCAGGCCCGCGGCCCGAGCCGCCTCCATCACGGCCTCGGAGTTGCGGTAGTCGTTGGCAAGCCCGGCCAGCTCGGACTTGATGCCCTTGATGCTGGCATCCATGCTTGCCTTGCCGAGGGCCAGGGCCTGGGCGATGCCGCCCTTGTCGGTGTATTTGTCCTTGATGGACTTGAGAACGTCGGCGCGCTGCGCTTCAGACATTCCAGCGCGATCAGCGAGAGCATTGGCGGTTGCGAGTTCCTTGGCCAGCTTCTGCTGTTTGGTCAGGCTCTGCTCCTGCAGCTTGTTCCATTGGATCCGCGCCTGTTGCATCGCATTCTGACGGGCAGAGGAGTTCGCGATGTCGTCGTTCAACCGTTTCGTAGCTTCCAGCGACTTAACGAGCCGTTCTTGATCGGCAACCTGCCCAAAAATGAACTCCTCCCCTCCGCGCATGTACACCATGGCACGATCGAACAGGTCGGCTTGCGGCGATTGTGCGGTACGCAAATTGGACAGTTTTTCGCGAGCCTGGACAAGAAGCTCATCAACATTCGGTCCATTGAGAGCCCGATCGTACAGGTGGGTAAGTTGATCCATGTAGTCACTCACTGCCTTCTTCGCGTCTCGCCACTGCCGCCCCAGCCACGTCACGGACTTTGCAGCGTCGTCAATCCGATCAGTGAGCGCATTCATGGTCACCTCAATGGCCTTCTGCTGATTGCCCTGATCCTCCAGCGTCTGGATGTACTCCAGCTGCGCAGCCGTGAGGAAGTGGTAGCTCCGATTTGCGCTCTCCGCCCACCTGGCGACACCGTTGGTCATGGCCACAAAGCCCTGGACGATGTCCTCTGCCGACCTGTCGCTGACCTCTGCAAAGAATTGGGCTGCCTGAGCTGTTGCCTGGAGTGCGTCGCCAGCAAATCGCCCACTGGAAACCAACGCTTCCAAAGTGTCGCGGGCGGACCGCGCACCTGTGTTTGTTGCGTCGCCGATCGCGCGGTACATCTCCCTGAACTCGCCAGCCGTGATGCCCGCAAAGTTTCCAGACAGCTCAATGGCTTTGTTCAGTTTAGCCGTGCGCTCATAGCCTTCATAGGCCGCAAAGCCGAGTACAGCAATTGCACCAGCGAGGCCGCTAATTGCAACACCCGTGGTGGTAACAACGCCGCCAAGTGCACGAAAGGTGTTCCCAACACCTCCAAAGGTGCCGGAAATTTGGGAACCCTGCTGCACCAGTGCAACGAACGGGTTCTGCCCGCTGAACACCTGCACGGCAAAGTCGTGCAGTTGGAAGGACAGCTGCTGCATCTGATGTGCGTGCAGCTTGGCGGCCTGTGCGGCGGCGTTCGCGTGAATGGTCTGCTGTCGCCAAGCCTGCTGCGCCATGGCAGTGACATTTTCTACCTTGGCGCCGGCAGCCGCGAGCTTGTCCAGTTCTGCCGTGGCGCGCTGGATGTCAGAACTATCGACTTTCAGAACGAGGGTTGTGGTGTCGGTCATGAATTGATCCTTTCGTTGAAGACCTCGCTGGCCAGTCGGAACTGTTCCGAAACTGCGAGGGAAAATGCTTTGCAATTGCTGGGGGTATAGCGGGCGAGAGCAGCGCCAGCACTAGAGGACAGAACGGCCTCCCCGCTGTGGTGCTGGCCTGTAGGGCGGCGGAAAACTGTTTCGAAACTCGGCACGATTTCCCCCGCTTAGAGCCCTGTTTCGTTGTGCGCGCGGCCACGGGCTGGCGCTGCCGGCGACACGTCGGCGGTGCTCTCTGCCCACCGCTGATATGCGCCCTCGAAACGCAGGGCGATACGCCTTTTTTCACCCTGGCGGTTCTTTGCGACGATGCAGGCGATCACCTGGGCGCCGTTGGTCGGGCCCCCGTGGGGGTGAAGCAGCAGGACCACGTCCGCGTCTTCCTCGATCGCGCCGGATTCCTTCAGGTCGGCAAGGGTCGGCTCGCGGTCGGACTTGGTCACATCGCGGTTGATCTGGCTGAGCACCACCACGCAGATGTCCAGTTCCTTGGCCAGCGTCTTGAGGCCGCGGCTGATCTCCTCGATCTGGTGGTGCCGGCTGAGCTTGCGGTCAGAGGCGGCGCACAACTGCAGGTAGTCCAGCACCAGCGCGTCCAGCCCCTGGCGGGCCTTGGCGACCTGGGCCTTTGCGCGAATGGCCAGCAGGCTCAGGGCGGGCTGGTCGTCGATCTGCAGGGGCAGGCGCAGGGCGGTCTCTCTGGCTTCGAGGATTCGCCCCCAGGTGTCGTGATCGTCGGGCCCCACGCCTTGCAGCAGGCTATCCAGGGGGACACGGCCTAGGTTGGCCGTGATCCGGTCTACCAGATCCCCCCGCGGCATTTCCTGAGACAGCGCCAGCACCTGGTGCGCATCACCGGCCACGTTCAAGGCGATCTGAACAGCAAGCGATGTCTTCCCAATGCTCGGGCGAGCCGCAATCACGACCACCCTCCCGCGCTGCAGACCTCCACCGAGACACCTATCCAGTCCTGGGAGACGCGATCTCATGCCGGGCGCCACCACCCCCTTACCCATGTCCTCCCAGCGCTCAGAGCGGGCTGTCATCGCGTCAGCCAAACTGACCGGGTCACGGCGGGTGTCCTGCCGCTTGAGGGCCATCAGGACGGATTGAGCGCGGTCGTGCAGCACGGAGGGCGCGTCCGGCTCGCGTGCCAGGGCCTGGACCTCGTCAGCAGCGCGGATGAGCGCGCGGCGCTGGGCCTTCTCGACCACGATGGCGGCATACCCTCGCACGCTGCTGGTGCTGGCCACCGATTGGCTGAGCTCGTGCAGGTAAGCGAGCCCACCGCATGAATCCGCCTCCTCGCCCAGAGCTTCGGCCACCGTGATGACGTCGGCGGGCTTGCCAGCGGTGATGAGTGCCGTGGTGGTGGACCAGATGCGCCCGTGCACGGCGTTGTAGAAGGCTTCGGCCGTGAGGTCGACATCAGCCAGGCGATACACCAGGGCGTTGTCCAGCAGCAGGCAGCCAAGCACGGCCTGTTCGGCCTCCACAGACCACGGCAGAGAATCACGGGCGCTGGTCATGCCGCCTCCTGTTGCTGATGCCGGCCCTGTGCAGCTCCGAACTTGCCCTCGATGACGCCCGTGAATCCACGAGGTGACAGCAGGTAGTCGATGTCACAGCGCCAGTTCTCGTGGCCTGGCCGCGGTGGCAGTCGACCCATGAGGAAGTCGGAGGCGGCGACGGTGTCGAAGAACCGCCGGAACCACGTCAGGCCGTCAGCCTCGCTGACCCAGCCCTTGTCCTTCGCCGTTTCGTCCCACCGGGAGCGGCACGCCGCTTGTCGGTCCTTGCCCCACCGCTTGATGCTGGGAAGGTCAGGCAGCACCTCAGCGTAGAGCTGCCGGATGGCGCCATGTGGGCAGGCCAGCCGGGTCGGCTTTCGAGCCGACAAGGACACCTCTGACGGTTCCTGATGGTTCAATGACGGTTTGGGTGCACTGTGGTG